GGAGGAAGGCGGTTTCGAGTGGAGCTATAGCCACTCGTGGGCAAAACAGAACCGTGATCAGTTCGAGGCGTTCTGGCGGTTTCAGGACGGTTCCGACGCCCTGTGGGATTGGCTGTCGGCACACGTCGCGGCAGAGATAGGCGCGCATAACCTTTTGAAGATATGGGGGTAACATGGATTTTTCGACTGAGAACGACACGCTTTCGCGCATTAGCAAGGTCCTGTACGGGGACGCCCTGACGCTGGCGGTCATGGACCCGAAGGACATTTCCCTGCTCAAGAAGAATGCCCGGATACTGAAAAAAGACGTGTTCCAGCAGCTCACGGCGAACATCGGGCGGGACAAGCGGCTGTCGTCCGTGCCCCTGTGCCACCGCCTGAGCGACGGCAGGGTTGAGGTCCTCTCCGGGAACCACCGCGTACAAGCCTCCGTCGAGGCGGGGATCGAGCGCATCCTCGTCATGATCATCGAAGAGGACCTGACGCGGTCGCAAGCCGTGGCCATCCAGCTTTCTCACAATGCCCTTGTGGGCGAGGATGATCCTGCGCTCCTTGCCGAGCTGTGGGCGGAGATCGAGGATATCGCGGCGAAGACCTACGCGGGCCTGTCCTCGGACGTGGTGGAGAAGCTGGACAAGATCGACCTGACGTCCTTCACCACGCCTCAGGTGAACACGCGCACCATGACCTTCGCCTTCGTCGACAGCGAGGCCGAACGCCTGAACGCCGTGCTCGATGATCTGGACGGGCTGCCGGCAAAGGAAATCTGGCTGGCGGACGTGAGGCAGTTCGACCGTTTCTTCGACCTGCTGGAAGCGACGAAAAGGACGTTCGACGTGCGGAACGCCTCCCTTGCCATGCTCAAGCTCATGGATCTTGCCGAGGAAGCCATCGCCAACCACAAGCCCGAACAGGCGACGGAGGGCGCGGCATGAGCTTCATCGGGGCCGTGGCCACATCCGTCCGTCAGGTCCTCGCGCAGTACGCGAAGGATGTACACCTGCCTTGTCTGATCGTCGGCGCCGGGAATTTTACCGTCCCGAGCGTGCTGCGCTCGGCGGGCTTCGCCGGGACGATAACGGCCTGTGACGTGACGCTCTACACCTCGGCGCTCGGCGCGTACCTGTCCGGCTGGACGCTGGAGGCGCGGGAGCGGGAAGACTGCCCGGAACACCTCCGGGGGCTGCTCCGCACGGGTTCGCCGCTGGAGCTGACGGCCTCCATCAGCCTGCTCATGGATCTGCGCGAGGTGTGGAAGGGCGACAACGCCTTCAAGATGCGCATGGTTGAGCACAGCCGGGAGGCGTGGGACACGCTCATGGAAAAGACCTGCGCCAAGCTCGAATCCTACAAAGCCCACATCGGCCCCATCGACTACCAAGCCCGCGACGGCTTCGACCTGCTTGAAAAGAGCGCGTCCGGACACACGGTTTTCGCGTTCCCGCCGACCTACAAGGCCGGGTACGAAAAGCTGGAGGCGCTGCTCCGGGCCACGGTGGAATGGACGCCCCCGGACTACCGGGAAATGACCGACAAGAGTTTGGAGCTGTTCGAGGCCATCGCCCGGTTCGACTCGTATTACGTCGTGCTGGAGAAGGATCTCCCCGAAGTGTACGCGCTCCTCGGCCAGCCTTCGGCGGTGCTTCCCCGGGGGCGGGGCCGCACGACCTACATTGTGGCGAAACACGCCAAAAAAGTCGTGATCCGTTCCTCGGTCAAGACCGCCCCGGTCGGCCCGATATGGCCCGCGAACCGGGCCGTGTCCGGGGACGAGGTTCCCGGCTTCGCCCCGGTCAAGCGGGCGCAGTCGCTCCGGCTGAACGAACTCTACCTTGCCAAGCGCATTGATTACTTCGACGGCGGCGTGGACGTCTGCATCGTGCTCACGCTGGATGGGCAGGTCATCGGCAAGGCCGACTTCATGAAGACGAGCCACGCGCAATGGAAGCTCCCGGAAGGCAACCCCGGCGGAGACGAATCCCTGTACATCATGTGCGATCTCGCCGTGGCCTCGGATGTGGAGAAGCGGCTGGCCAAGCTCGTGCTGCTCCTGCTCACCAGCCGCGAGGTCAAGGAATGGGTGGACGCCAAGCTGAACAAGCGGGTGGGGTGGGTTATCACCACGGCCTTCGCCAAGGGGCCTGTCTCTATGAAGTACCGGGGGTGCTTCCAGCTCTACAGCCGGAAGCAGGACAAGAAAACGGGGCAGTACGCCCTCAACTACTATGCCCCGTTCGGAGCGCGGACGCTTGCGGAATCCTTCGCGCTCTGGAAGAAAAAATATAAGTAATTCGTGTAATTAAATATAAAAAACGCTTGCATGACAGGTGTAATATGCTAAGTTCTTTTTATGGTTGAACTTTTTCAATCAAAAGGAGAACGGCATGGACGCAAGGCGCAAGCAGGAACTCAAGGAGCTGATGGTAACGGCCTGGAATCTGGCCCGGTTCGGAGCGAACCGTTTCGGAGGTCCGACCAGCATGTATTTCTGGATGGCTCTGCGGATTGCATGGCGGGAACGCGGCGGGAAGTCCGTCTACTACACGAAGGGCAATGTGGCCCAGATGTGGATGGGGATCGTGCCGAGGCAGGAGAAGGTGAAGCGGGGGCAGATAATGCTCCCCGGCCTTGCATAAAAGAGTGGGGCGGTAATGCCACTTACCGCCCCGATACGAAAAGGAGCCAAGTCCTTCATGTACGGATTGAGTTTGGCTCCTGCCCGCCAAAAAGTCAATGAGCAGAGCCATGACAGAGAGAGAAGCCCGCAAGCTGGCGAAGGAAGTCGTCAGCGACGAGTACGCCGTGATCGACGAGATTTGGAACCGCCGTAGAGTGAACTATCACTCGGTCGCCGCCGATTACGACAGGGACACGATCAAGGACATCAACCGCAAGCTGCCGAACCTGCTGGTGAAGAACGGCGGCGTCGCGCTGGACGAACTGGCGGATGAATACGGGTTCGAATCCACCTGCGACCTGATCGACATGTTCCTTGCATACACGCCGAAGCGCGTCCGGCTTGAGCAGCTTGTGAGCCAGTTTTTGGAAGAAAACCCTCAACCCTCCGGCGATTATGACGGAGACGTGCCTTTTTAGGAGGCCAGAATGTCCATTGAAACCTCGTTCTTTTCGAGCAAAGCCCCGAAAGAACGAAAAGTCTGCATCGCCAAATGGCACAGGGGATGGAACGGGCCGCGCGCCGAGCGTTTCGCCCCGTCCGACCCGAAGGCCGTGGACTGGAAGGCGGCGTACAGGAAGGACTTGGAATCCCGGTTTCCCACGCCGTCCTCCTTGCGGCTCTACCTTCAGGAGATCGAGAAGCGGACACCGGACCCGATCCTCTGTTGCTTCGAGCTGAACCCGGAAGAGTGCCATCGCAGGGTGCTCGCCGCGTTCATCAAGGAGAACATCAACCTCGACGTTCCCGAGTGGAACGGTCGGCGGCATGACGGGCAATTCAGCCTGTTGCCGTAAACCGTAAAACAAGGCGGGGACGCCCGGTCTAGCACACCGAACGTCCCCTAGGAAGCGGAGGGACTAGCCTCCAGCCACCACAAGCTAAGGTTAGCCCCTCCCGACTGCACAAGTCAACGGAGGGCGAAATGGACACCAAACCACATGCGCCCATCCGCAACACGGCGCGAGGACAGTATGGAAGATTTACAGAAGGACAAGGATCAGGGCGAAAAACTGCGTTCCCTTGTTGAAGTGAGCAGGAAGAACGACATTCCAGCGTTGCTCAATGCGAAGAACAGAGCGCAGCAGGATGTCTATTCCGATCCCTCGAAAGAAAATCTTGCCGTTCTGGAACGCGCCACAGCCATGCTGGAGAAAGCGATGGACGCAGGACAGAACTGCAAGAATTGGAAAGAGGCGCTCACCTATCTGCAAGAGGATTGCGGCAGGAAAATCGGACAGACCAAGCTGTTTGCCGACATCAAGGCCGGGCGCCTGAGAAAGCAGCCGGACGGCACCTTCAAGCGGCGTGACCTTGACCGCTACGCGGCGTCGCTCCCCACGGCAGGGACGCCGGACAAGCTGGCCACCGACGCCGCCAGACGGCAGCGGGAAAAGGAAGAACAGGAAATCCGCAGGATACGGGTCGCGGCGGACAAGGAAGAGTTCATCCTCAAGGTCAAGCAGGGCCAGTACATCTCGCGGGATGACGTCTATCAGGAGCTTGCCGCCCGTGCCGTGGCCCTGTCCGCCAGCCTGAAAACGGAATTTGAGGCGCGGTCGCTCGACGTGATCGCGCTGGTCGAGGGGAACCCGAAGAAATCCGGTCCGTTCGTCGAGCACATCGAGCAGGTCATCGACGAGGCCATGAACGAGTACGCGAAGCCCATCGAGATTGAGGTCACGTTCACCGCAGAACCGGAAGCGGGCACCGAATCGGACGACGAATAACGCAGGGCAGGGGCGCGGCTGCCGAACAACGCGCGGAAGAAGAACCAATGACAGCGCAGAAATGGCTTGAAGAGCTGGAAAGACTGGTAAATATGGCCACGCCGGGGCCGTGGGCTTATGAGCAGCATGGAGACACAAGTGAATGCGGCGTTGGCGTCATTTTAGACGACAATAACAAACAAATATCCGGGTTGAATACCGACACCACGGTGTTTGTGGCAGACGCAATTGCGCCAGAAGTTGCTTCATCAACGGACGCAGCATACATCGTCGCAGCCTGCAACGCCGTGCCGAGGCTGGTTGAAATGCTCAGAATTGCCGTGAGTTTCATTGAAGCTCAGAATGCGCGGAGAGCACGCGAAGGGGAAATGGCTATTATGTGCGAAACGATGCAGTTACTTTTTACCATGACGGAGCCGAAAGAATGATTACAAACGAAGATCAAGCAAGTATCCGTTCCGCGCCCGAAAAGTTGATTGGCGTTGGAGTGAGATTCGAGCGCATCCGGCGCATCACGGGCTACCTCGTCGGGACGGTGGATCGGTTCAACAACGTCAAACGCGCCGAAGTCCGCGACCGCGTGGCGCATCTGAAAGTTTCTCCGGAGGCGCACAATGAAACTCCGTCACGGCATGACGGTGATGACGGCCCGCTACGCCGTGGTGCTGCGGGGCCGGAACCAGTGCTTCCCTGACCAGTGGTGGGGGCACCCGATCATCGAAGGGAAGATCATGAAGCGGCACACCATCGTGCTGAAAGCCGAGGACGTGGTGGCCCTCCCCGTGCCGGAGGGTTTTCAACGAGTGTTTCCGGGATTGTTGAAGGGATAGCATGACGCAGCTTGCCTTGTACGAAATGCCGAAAAAGGAGTGTCGGCGCGTGGCCATTTCGGTGCCGATACCGAAATGGCTTCCGCCGTCTCTGGCCTTGTGGCTCCGTCAGCGCATGGCGGAGCGGCCGGAGGGGAAACTGACCGTGGCCACCCGGTTCTCAAACGGGGAGCGGGCCGCGATGAAGCGCCGCAGGCCCGTGCCGATCAGCGCATGGGCGGAGAAGCACCGCGTCCTCGAAATGTCGGCCATCCGGGGCCGCTGGCGGAACGTGTTCACGCCGTACCTCACCGGGATCATGGACGTGTCCGGGCTTCCCGGCGTCGAGACGGTCATCATCTGCAAGAGCCCCCAGACGGGCGGCTCGGAGTGTGGCCACAACATCGTCGGGTACTGCATCGACCGTCTCCCCGGCCCGGTGATGTACGTCTTCCCGGATGAGCTGACCGCCCGCGAGAATGCCAAAGATCGCATCATCCCGATGATCGAAGCCTCCCCGCGCCTCCGGCAGTACATGACGGGCTACGGGGACGACGCCTCCAGCCTGCGCATCAACCTGCTGCACATGCCGATTTACCTCGGCTGGTCCGGTTCCGTCTCGCGGCTCGGGAACAAGCCCATCCGCATCCTCATCCTCGACGAGCTGGACAAGTACAAGAACCCGAAGAACGAGGCATCGTCCGAATCGCTGGCGGAGAAGCGCACGACGACATGGCGGACCCGGCGCAAGGTCGTGAAAATTTCGACCCCGACCACGGATGACGGCCCGATCTGGAAGGCGCTCACCGAGGAGGCGGGTGCCCGCTTCGATTTCTGGGTGCGCTGCCCGCACTGCGGCTTTTTCCAGCACATGGATTTCGAGCGCATCGCATGGCCCGGAAAGGATGAGGAGAAGTCACCGGACGCCGAAACCGTGTTGGCCAAGCGGCTGGCCACTTACGCCTGTGAATACTGCGGCACGGTGTGGGATGACGGCGACCGTGACCGGGCGGTCAGGGGAGGGGAGTGGCGTGAGCGCACGTCCGGCCTTGAGCTGATGGCCCACGTCGCCGCGCACCGTCCCGTGAAGGTGGGCTTCCACATCCCCGCGTGGCTTTCATACTTCGTGAGCCTGTCCGAAGTGGCCCACGCATGGCTCAAATACAAGGAGAGCGGAAAATTGGACGACCTCAAGAATTTCAGGAACCAGTACGCCGCCGAGCCGTGGGTGGAGTCGCACGCGGCCCGCTCGGAAGACGCCATCCTCGCCCTGTGCGACGACCGCCCACGCGGGAAGGTTCCCGGCCCGGTGGACGGAAAAGAGCGGGTATCCGTCCTTCTGGCCACGGTGGACACGCAGCAGCACTATTTCCGGTACGTCATCCGGGCCTACGGCTATGGCGAAACCGAGGAGAGCTGGATCGTGGCGTCCGGCTCGGCGGACAACCTCGCGGCGCTGGAAGAAATCCTGTTCGGGAGCGTCTACGCCGACCCGGACGGCAGGGAATACGCGGTCAAGGCAGCCATGATCGACGCGATGGGCGGGCGCACCGCCGAGGTCTATCGGTGGGCCGTCCGTCATCGGGGCCGAGTCTTCCCGTGGCAGGGCGTCCGTTCGATGGCGCAGCCCTACACCCCCTCGCATCAGGAATACTTCCCCGACGCCAAGGGCAACAAGGTCAAGATCCCC